TGTGACCTACACCGACGTCATTGACCTGACCGCCATTGACGACGTTGTGGTCCAGGCGACCAAGCTGCTGGGCAACCAGGCCGGCATGACCGTGGACACCATCGACCGTGAGGTCCTGAACGGCGGCACCAACGTAGTGTATGCCGGCGGCGCTGCCTCCCGTACTGCTGTCACAGCCAACCTCAAGGTGGACGACATCAAGAAGGCGGTCCGGGCGCTGAAGACCCAGAACGCCGACAAGATCGGCGATTCCTTTGTGGCGATCATCCACCCCGACGTGACCTACGACCTCACCAACGACCCGACCTGGCAGTCTGTCAAGGACTACGACCCCAAGGACTGGTACGAGGGCGAGATCGGCAAGATCGCGGGCGTGCGCTTCGTGGAGACCACGGAAGCGAAAATCTTCCACGGTGCGGATCTGGCCTCCAACTCCCGGAGCTTGCTGGTGAACGGCGCGGTCAGCGCCTCCACCAGCGTCACCTTTGACGGCGGCACCGTGGCGGCCGGGGCTCTGGTTGGGCGGAAGGTGCTCATCGGAGACGTCACCGCAAAGGTGACTGCCAACACCACGACGACCCTGACCCTGGACACCGCTGTGACCGCGGCGGACAACGCGGTGATCTATCCGGGCGAGGGCGGCAAGGAGGGACAGGCCATCTACTCCACCCTGATTCTCGGCGACAATGCCTACGGCATTACCGAGATCGAGGGCGGCGGCATGGAGCACATCGTGAAGGCCAAGGGCTCCTCCGGCGTGGCCGACGCCCTGAACCAGCGCGGAAGCATTGGCTGGAAGACCATGCACGTGTGCGAGCGGCTGGTGGAGCAGTTCATGGTCCGTATTGAGAGCGCGTCCACCTTCTCCGGCGAGGTGACCGCGAATTAAGCGAAGCTGAGGGGGAGGGCTCCTCCTCCCCCTCTCTCAAACGTTATGAAAGGATGAGACTATGGCAGTAAAGAAGCCAGAGGATTTAGACCTGGAGGCCCTGAAGGACCAGCTGCGCGAGGAGCTGATGGCCGAGATGAAAAAGGAGCAGGCCAGGCCCAGCGCCGCCCCCATTGACCCCCGCATGGAGGAATACGTGGAGGTTATGCTTTTCAAGGGCAAGGGCAAGTACGCCGAGGACCTGGTGGTTGGCGTGAACGGCGAGTTCTGCAACATCAAGCGGGGCATGCGCGTGAAGATCAAGCGCAAGTTTGCCGAGGTCATCGACAACTCCGAGTTCCAGGACGAGCAGACCCTGGGGCTTATCGAGGCCAGGGCTGGGCAGGACGTCAAGCTGGCGGACATGTAAACCGAATATGACCGCGAAGCATAGCAATCCTATGACACGGCATGGGGACGACAGCCACGAATAGGCGCTCGTCCCCATTTTTTATAGTGAGGTGAGAGTATGGCGGATTCCTTACAGATCCGTGGCGGCAACAAATCCACAATGCCAACCCTGCAAGACCGGGAGCCCGGATATTGCAAGGATGAAAAGGCGCTGTATATGGGGACTTCCGGCGGCAACGTGAAGCTGTGCGGCGCAGATGATCCGGCGCGGATTACGGCGCTGGAGACCACAACGGGGACGCACACCACGCAGATTTCGGAGCTGACCACTTCCCTTTCCGGCCTGCAAGCGACGGTCAGCGGAAAGCTGACGGCCTCGCCCGCTGCGCCGCAGGCCGCTTTGGCTGAGGAGGCCGCCCTGGCGGACGTGGTGGCGGCATACAATGCGCTGGTGGCTGCGCTGAAGGCCGCCGGCATCATGAGCACCTGAGAAAAGGGGTGAAGCGATTGGACAGAATCATCGAGGTCAAGATCAACGGAAACTACCTGACCAAGGACAACAAAAACGCGGGCGTACAGCACGAGGGCAACGTGACGGCGCTCCGCATTGCATTCGATTCAGGCTGGGACGGCTATGCCAAGAAGGTGACCTGGTGGGACGCAAAGGGCGGCAATCCGGTGGAGACTACCCTGACCACCAACCTGCTGGAGGACATGCTGGCGAGCACACGGATCTATCTGGCGCCGATCCCGGCGGAACCGCTGGCAGAGGCGGGGTGGTGCACCTTTGTCATTGATGGATATGCAGACGGGAAGCGGTGCAGGTCGATTGCGGACACGCTCCTGGTGAAGGCGGCCCCGTTTCAGGAGAACGCGAGCGAGCCGGCAGACCCCACGCCGACCCAGGCCGAGCAGCTCCAGGAGCAGATCGACACACTTCTGGACGACATCACGGAGCAGCAGACACTCGCAGCGACAGCGGCGTCTACGGCGTCCTCCAAAGCGGAGGAAGCGGAGATGCACGCCTACAACGCGGAGGTATGGGCGGTAGGCGGCACGCTTTCCACAGGCAGCGACCTGGAGTTACAGCCATACACCAAGGGATCAAAGGATTATGCCGAGGACGCGGCGGACAGCCAGACTGCGGCAAAGGCCTCGGAGACAGCGGCGGCATCCAGCGCAGCAACCGCGTCAACAGGCGCACAGACGGCGACCACGAAGGCGTCGGAGGCATCTGCCAGCGCGTCGGCGGCCAAGACCAGCGAGACCAACGCCAAGGCGAGCGAAGCGGCGGCGGCAGGAAGCGCGGCAGCGGCATCCACCGGAGCTTCAACAGCGACAACAAAGGCATCGGCAGCGGCAGCATCGGCAGCAGCAGCGGCAGAAGACGCAGACGACGCGGCGGTATTTGCCGGGAACGCGGGTCAGAGCGCAAGCGACGCAGCGAACAGCGCGGCGGACGCATCTGCATCGGCTGTGTCGGCGGATGCAAGTGCGGATGCGGCGACGGCAAAGGCAACGGAGGCCCAGAGCTGGGCAATCGGCGGAACCGGAACCAGGACCGGCGAGGACACCAACAACGCAAAATACTGGAGCAACCAGGCACAGAGCATTGTAGGCGGAGACTATGCCACCAATGCGGCGCTCAATGCCCACACAGGAGACCACAGCAACCCACATGCGGTCACAGCTGCGCAGGTCGGCGCATATACCACGGCGCAGGTAGATGACAAGATTGCGGCCATCCCAACGCCTGACGTTTCCGGGCAAATCAGCACACACAACACGGCAGCAGACGCACATCCGGACATTCGGGGAGAGGTAAGTGGGATGGTGCCCAAAGCCGGCGGCACTATGACAGGCGCTTTGACGCTCTCCGGCGCACCGACGGCTGACCTCCACGCAGCGACGAAAAAGTATGTGGATGATTCTGTTCCGAACATAACCGGCAAGGCGGACAAGGCGGTACCGACCGCGGCGGGGAATGTGGCGGCGCTGGATGCAGAGGGGAATCTCCAGGACAGCGGGAAGCCGTTTACGGCGGCGGGGATCGGGGCGGCTCCGGCGATCCATGACCATCCGATTATTGGTCCAACCGGAAATTTTGTCAGCATCACCAGCGACGGCGCACCGGGTGACTCGGGATTTAACAACCAGTCCTTTGCAGCATATTCCCACACGCATACAGCTGGCGACATCAGCGGCGGGACGCTTGGGATTACGAGAGGCGGTACGGGCGTAACGTCCCACACGGACACCACTTACACTACCGCCAGATATCGCGCATCCGCTTTAGTCAGTGCAGACACGGACCCGACAACCAACGGCGTGATTAACTGGACATATGAATGAGGTGATGCTATGGCAGGAAAAACGCTAATAAACGGGACGGCGTATGACATAAGCGGCGGAAAAACGCTGGCGAACGGCACATCGTACAGCATTGCGGGTGGAAAGACACTGATAGATGGCACAGCCTACGACATCAGCTTCATTAAAGCGGCAATTGTAGACTTGTGGACGTATAGCATTGACGATAGTGAATCATACGTTGCAATTAACGGTGTCACCTATGCTAACGGTTATTGGGTAGTAGTCGGTCAATATTATGATGGTAGTAGATATTATGCTCGTATGTCATATACGACCGATCTTAACAGTGATTGGACAACTACTGATTTGTGGAGTGGAATTAGAAGCTACAATAAGATTAACTCCATTGCTTATGCTAACGGTTATTGGGTAGTAGTCGGACAGTATAATAGTGGTAATGCTACTTACTATTATGGTCGTATCGCTTACACAACCGACATAACAGGTACATGGACTACTAACGATAATTTACGCGGTAGTAGTAGCGGCACTGAGTTTGTTTGTGTTACCTACGCCAATGGTTACTGGGTAGCAGGTGGTAAACATTATAATAGCACTCGCTATGCTACTATAATGTACACAACAGATCCAACAGGTACATGGTATACCAAATACTTATGGAGTAGCAGTGCTAGTGGTACATTTTCTATTAACTCGGTAGCCTATGGCAATGGTTATTGGGTAGCCGCTGGACAATATTACAAAGGAAGCGGAACTGGATATGCTCAAATTGCTTATACAACGGATGTAACGAGTGATTCATGGTCTATTAAAGAGATATGGTATTCTAGTAGTTCTGGTGGGCGTAACGTAATTAACTCGATCACTTACGCCAATGGATACTGGGTTATAGGCGGGCAATCCAGCGTTGATAATGCACGAATAGCCTATGCGACAGACCCTACTAGTACATGGACAATGAAGGATTTATGGAGTAGTGAGAATAATTATTCCATCATGCATAATGTCGTTTATGCTAACGGTTATTGGATAGCATCTGGTGAGTGTTATGATGATGGTTATAAGGCCAGATTAGCTTATACGACAGACCTTACTGGCACATGGACAATGAAGGATTTATGGGGGGCTAGTCAATATAATTCCACCATCAATTCACTTGCTTGTGCAAACAACTATTTAGTTGCAGGTGGATATTATTACGATGCTAATGGTGGTAATTATGCCCGTATAGCTTACGATAATTCCACAATACCCTTCGGCAAGTTATAAAGGAGGCTAAAGCATGATTCAAGTAAAAATCAACGGCAATCTGTACCCGGCGACGGTAGCCGGGCGCATGAACGATAAAGACTGGGACGGACGGGAATCCAAGTCCATCACCATGACTGGAACCTATGCCACGGTATCCGCGCTGTTCTCTGACGGCATGGCGTGGAGCATTGTGGACGAGCATGAGGAGCAGGTCTACGATGAGAACGGCGAGCCTGTCCTAAATGAAAGCGGCGAACCGACCTACGAGACCAAGCAGACCGAGTTTGACAACAGCGCATACAACATTCTCGGCGATATCACCGTACATACAGACGGCACCTGCACGGTGAAGATGGGCAAGGAAACCGACGAGGAAACGCTGCTGACGCTGCTTTATGGGGGTGAGGTATGATGTACCGGGCACTGAAAAACCTTTATCTGCGCGGGAAGGTCAACGACGCAGGGCTGGCAAAGGCGGTCCTGGATGGCGTTATCACACAGGAACAGGCGGACGAGATCAAAGCGGCGGCTACCCAGTAAGGCGGTGGCGGGATGACGGATATCGTGATTGCGGTATTGGGCAGCGGGGCTTTGTCGGCGGTAATTTCCGGGATATTTGGGCTGCTCCGGGACCGGCGGAAGCGGACGGACGGAGTGGAGGCCGGCGTGCAGCAGCTGATGTATGACCGGATCAAATACCTCTGCAAATCGCATCTGAGCCGGGGCTACATCGCCAGCAACGACCTGGAGGACCTGGTACGGATGCACAACATCTACCACGACGACCTGGACGGGAACGGGTATCTGGACGAGCTGATGGCTGCCGTGGCGAAGCTGGAAATTGTCCCGGTGATGCCGGGAGAAAAAACATAACAGGAGGGATACATAGGATGGAAAACAACAGATATGCACAGCACAAAAAGGAGATCAAAGAGATTTCGGAGCGCGAGGGCGTGGACATTGGGGTGGCGTGCGCCATGCTGCGGGACAAGATGGGCTGGACCTTTGAGGAAACCAAGGGCGTTGACAGGGAGCTCACGGAGTTTTGCCGTTTTGTCAACAAGATGGACGGCGAGGAAGTCAAAATGTATTTTTCGGAATAAAAAAGCGGAGGATAACTCCTCCGCCTAGCCCTATGAATGCTTAACACGTTTAATCATGGATGCAACGTCCTCATTGGCATTTACAACATTCATATGAATTTGAGGGTGTTTGTTCTGAAAAACAATGAACAATTCATGGGTAAACGCTTGTCCGACTTGATCGACGTTTGCAAAATCAAAGGTAATTTCTTCAAAATCCTTGACAAACATCCCTAGGCGTCTTGCCTCTGAACGTGATACTGGATATCCGTTTGCAAACATGTGCGCAATCGGTATTTGCGTTTTAAAAAAACCGCGATCCGGGTCCGTAAACATATCAAAAACCTCCTTAATGGGCTTCGCGGATGTGTTGGAGAGAACCATATCCACAATTGTGCCGTGATCTTTCATTTGCTCAATATTAATTTTTCGATCTAAAAAGGGCTGATGCGCAAAGATACGCTCATCAGAGCAAATAACAAATCGATCTACCGCTCTTGAAGTAAAAAAGATTCCTTCTCCAGAATGATTTTCTCTGGCCGTTGTTAACTTACCTGGAAATAAGGCGTCGACAGCTTCGTCCAATGTAATTACATCGCCGCGTTCTTCTAAGAAATACTTTTGAATCTTTCTAAATATTCCAATTCCGTTATCTGAAATAAAAATCTGAGTATTCAAAAAGTTTTGAGACACCAAACAATCAATCTTTGAGGCCTCGGAATGTTCGATTGCGTTATTCATCATTTCCGTAAATGCATAGGACCAAATATCACGCACGTTTTTTGGAAGATTAGAGATAATAGGCAGAATGTCGTGTGAGAAGATGCGGTCTTCCTCTAAATGACTGCTGGTGGAATAATGGAAAAGCGTATTACTGGTATACAGTTCGTATTTTCCGGTCTTTGGATTGGATGGCTTTACAATTAAATGGTCTTTTACCATACGTTCTAAATAATTATAAACAGTTGTTTTTGATACAGAAAAGGTATCCATTGTTTTTGCGATTAAATCTTTATCGTTCCGCTCAATATGCTCTAGCATATACAATTTCATTTTTGCGCGCAGTTCACTTGTCAAGGACATACAAGCACCCCGATATTCGATATTTATTTCACACTTTATAGCATAGCGGAACAAAGTCTAATATTCAAGTATAATTTGTAAACTTTTCAATAAAATTATTCCACATAAAATAGAGAAACATTCAAGGGGGTACGTAAATGAACGAAAAAACAAGCAAATGGATTAAAGCGGCAGGGATCAGGGCGGTAAAGACGATCTGCCAAACGGCTGTGGCGATGATTCCGGCGGCGGTGACGATCTCACAGGTGGACTGGCTGACGGTGGCGGGGAGCGCGCTGCTGGCAGGCGTTGTATCCCTGCTGACCAGCCTTGCGGGGCTGCCGGAGGTGAAAACGGATTGAACATCCTATTGATCTCCGGCCACGGGGCGGGGGACATTGGCGCGGCGGGGACGCTGGGCGGCAAGGTATACCGGGAGGCGGACGAGACGCGGCGGGTCACGGCGGCGCTCCGGGAGGCGCTCAGGGGCTATGCGGACACGACGGTCTACCCGACGGACCGAAACGCCTACGAGGACTACAAAAAAGGCACGCTGTCGGCTGTGGCGCAGTTTCCCAGGTATGGCTATGTGCTGGAGATCCACTTCAACGCCTTGAAGCAGGACACGGGAGACGGCAAGACGAAGGGCGTGGAATGCTATGTCACCACAGCCAGGCAGGGCACGGCGGCTGAAACGGCTATCGTGGAGAATATCTCCGCACTTGGACTGCAAAACCGGGGCGTGAAGCGGAAAAACTGGTCGGTGATCCAGGCGGCGGGGAATGCGGGGGTACCGGCGGCGCTGCTGGAGGTCTGCTTCATCGACGACGCGGATGATATGAGGATTTACACGGCGCAGTTCCAGGAGATCGTTCAGGCGATTGCCCGCGGCGTCCGGGAGGGGCTCGGGCTGAAGGAGGACACGATGACATACGAGACATTCAAGGAATACATGGATCAATACCTGAAGGAGCTGGCGGCGAAGGCGCCCTCAGACTGGTCGAAGCAGGACCGGGAGTGGGCTGAGAGCCATGGAATCCTCCAGGGGGACGCGGACGGAAACAAGCGGTACAAAGCCTTTGTGACCCGCGAGGAATTGGCGGCAACGCTGCACAGATTGGGTCAAAAAGGAGGTGCGTCATGACCCCGAACAAATGCATTGAGCAGGTGGATTCGGTCAAGCCGAACGCCTACGGCGAGGAGGACAAATTCCGCTGGATCAACGACCTGGAGGGCATGGTGCAGCGGCTGGTATGGCAGGCTGGGGCGGCGGCGCCGCTCCAGTACCCGGACGACGGGGACACGGAGCTGCTGATTCCCTATCCCTTTGAGGACGCCTACATCCTGTTTATGGAGGCCATGATCGACTACCACAACCGGGAGTGGGACAACTACAACAACTCCGTTTCCATGTTCTACACCAGATTCGACGAGTACAAGAAGGCGTACATCCGGGAGAACCTGCCGAAAAGCGCCGGAAGGTTCAAGGTTTTTTGAGGAGGCGGGAACGATGATCCTTCCCTATCTGCAAAACGCCGGCGGGGCGGCGAAGAAATACGTGGTATCCTTCCGGGGGCTGAACTATGGGGAGGACTGGCAGGACGGAGAGCTGGAGACCTGCACGAACCTTTCCGCGGAGAAGTACCCCTGCATCAGCCAGCGGGCGGCGCGGGTGAAGGAGGCGGACTACATCTCCCCGACCACGCTCCACGCCAAGGAGGGGCTGCTGGTTATCGACGGGACGCGGGTGCTGTACGACGGAGAAAACGTCGGCACGGTGACAGAGGGCCGAAAGCAGACGGCCACCATTGGAAACTACATTGTGATCTTTCCGGACAAGAAATACTACAACGTGGCGGCGGGAACCTTCGGGAACATGGAGGCGGCGTACACGGCGGCTGGGCTTGTGTTCACGGCCAGCACCATCACCACCACCGGCGAGGACTTCCCCTTCAAGGAGGGGGACGCGGTGACGATCACCGGATGCAGCATCGCGGAGAACAACAAGACGCCCATTGTGCGCGGCGTGAACGGGAAAACGCTGACCTTCTACGACAACACCTTCACGGAGGGGACGGAGAGCGGCAGCGTGACCATCAAACGGAGCGTGCCGGATCTGGACTTCATCTGCGAAAGCAACTACCGGCTGTGGGGAACCCACGGGAATACCATCTACTCCAGCAAGTATTCCGATCCTATGAACTTCAGCGTGTTCGACGGGCTGAGCAGCGACAGCTACTACATCGACGTGGGCAGCGACGGGGCCTTCACGGGCTGCATCCCCTACTCCTCGCATATCTGCTTCTTCAAGGAGAACACGCTGCACAAGCTGTACGGCAGCAAGCCCAGCAACTTTCAGATTGTCACGTCCAACGTGTACGGCGTGCAGGCGGGCTGTGAGCGCAGCATGTGCATCGTCAACGAGCAGCTCCTCTACAAGGGCGTGGACGGCGTATACTCCTACTCCGGCGGCGTGCCGGAGCTCATCAGCGGGAAGCTCGGGACGGTACGTTTCTCCGAAGCGGCGGCGGCCTGCGACGGGACGCGGTACTACATTTCCATGAAGCGGGGCACGGAATGGAGCCTGTTTGTCTACGACGTGCTGAAAAACATCTGGCTGCGGGAGGACGACACCCATGCGGTGGACATGGCCTTCTACAACGGTTATCTGTACTACCTGGACGCTGCCGGAAAGCTCTACAAGATCGACCGCGAGGCAGACCGGGACGGCATCGAATGGAGCGCGGCGTTCTGCCCGTTCCACGAGACGATCAACGAGCGCAAGGGCTACTCCAAATTCCACCTGCGCGTGGAGCTGGAGGCCGGGGCGTGGCTGAGCGCGGACATACGGACGGACCAGGACACCCAATGGAGGGAGGTCTACACCACCCACAACCAGCGGGCCAAGACCATGAGCATCCCCATCGTGCCGACGCGGTGCGACAGCGTGCGGATTCGGCTGCGCGGAAAGGGCGAATGCATGGTTAAGACCTTCATCCGGGAATTTACGACGGGGAGCGACGTATAGTGCCAATTTTTACAAAATCAATTCAGAACGTGGACTACTCCAACCCAACGGAAGCGCTGAGAAAGATGGTGGGCCACATCCGGTACATTCAGGAGCAGCTGGAATACACGCTGATGAACCTGGACAGCCGGAACGTGACGGAGATCGACACGGACGTGACGAACATCACGGACACCACCGGCAGCACGAGCATCGGCTCCTACATCTCCCTGAACGGGAACAACGGCGAGAGCTTCTCCGCGGGAAAGAGCGCAAACGGGACCTTTGAGTTCACGGTGAAGGGAAGGAACGGCTTGCAGACCATGTACCTGGACAGCTCCGGGGGCCTCATTATCACGAAAAACACAAATATCTCCATCGACTGCGGCGAGTGGTAGGGGAATGGGAAAGGAAGGTTGAACAATGGCGACAACCCTGCAAAAGCTACTGACAACAGCGGCGGCGGCGGCAAAAATGGCCTCCGCCGCGGGCAAAACGTCTTCCGGCAGCTCCGGCAGCAAAACCTCCGGCAGCTCCGGCAGCACCAGCGGCAAGAGCTCCGGCAGCGTGAGCTATGACAAGAACCAGGACTATCAGGCGCTCATCGACCAGGCGGCGGCGAAGGGCGACTACAGGGCGGCGGCCCAGTACGAGCAGCAGCGCAACGCGAAGATTGCGGGCACCAACAGCCAGTATACGCAGACGCACAAATATGCGGGTTGGCTGGACAACACGGACTACGGAACCATTGGCAAAAACCAGATGGCGAACGGCGCGTCCGCGGAGGACGTGCTGGACACCTACAACAAGCGATACAACAAGTCCGCTGGAACCGTTGGCCTCCAGCAGTACGCCAACGACGAGCTTCAGCAGCAGATGTGGGACTACATCATGGCCCACACAGGAGACCCGGACGCGGCGGCGCCCTCCTTCGACTATAACGACTACCTGGAGGGGAACCCGCGGCCTTCCTACGAAAGCAAATATGACCCGCAGATGGAGGCGCTGCTGAATCAGATCCTGAACCGGGAGGACTTCTCCTACAACGCGGAGACTGACCCGCTGTACCAGCAGTACGCGGCCATGTATCAGCGCGAGGGAGACCGCTCCATGCGGGACACAATGGCGGAGGCGGCGGCGCAGGCCGGCGGCATGAACAGCTATGCCGTAACAGCGGCGCAGCAGGCCGGCGACTACTACAGCTCCCAGCTGAACGACAGAATCCCGGAGCTCTATCAGCTGGCCTATCAGATGTACCTCCAGGACAAGGAAAGCCAGGTGGAGGACCTTGGCCTATTGCAGAGCATGGACAATACACAGTACAACCGGTACCGCGACACCATGAGCGACTGGTACAATGACCGGGACTTCGCATACGGGGCCTACCGGGACGATATGGGCGACTACCAGTGGAACAAGAGCTTCAACTACAACCAGGCGATCAATGACCGGAACTTCAACTACAACGCCGGGCGGGACGCCATATCGGACAACCGGTACGCAGACGAATGGAACTACAACGTAAACCGCGACACGGTGGAGGACAAGCGGTATGAGAGCGAGACGGCGTACAACAGGGCGATGAACATGCTGCAAAGCGGCATTATGCCGGACGCAGCTACGCTGGCGTCCGCCGGGATTTCCGGCACGGAGGCCAGCGCATATATCGCGGCGGCGCAGGCGGCAGCCAGGAGCTCCGGCGGCGGAAGTTACTCTGGCAACAATAACAGCGATAGTGTTGAGGACAGCATCATGGACACGCTATACGGAATGGACGACGAGACGGACGTCACGGCATATCTGCTGGCCTCGGATCTTCCGCAGTGGAAGGTGAACGAGTATCTCGTTCTGTGGCAGCAAAACCGGGAGAAGAAAAACCCCAACGGCTATGAACCGATGGCGGACCTGAATGCGGAGAGCAACGGCAGCGGCACGGCGGCCTACGACACGCTGAAATACAGCGGCCTGAGCGAACGGGGCAAGCAGATCGCGGACCTGATCGATTCGGACCTGACGGCGGAAAAGGACACGGATCGCATCCTGGGGATGATCGAGCAGCTGCCCGATGAAAACGAACAGAACTACCTGCTGCGCATGATGGGCTATTGACAGCGGAAGAAACTGCGGGAAAGGAAACGGCGGTATGTCAAAACAGGATATTCGGAACCGAATTGCGGCGGCCAGAGGGCAAAGCCAGCCCCCTGCGGCGAATCACGCTGCGCGCCCGGCACAGCACCAGGCGCAAACAACCGGAGGAGCTGCGGGGACGAGCCTCCGCAGCCGGGACATTGCGAGCCGGATTGAAGCGGCGCGGGCGAAGCGGATACAGGAGCTGGCGGCCTCACAGACCGGCCTGCGGCGGGATACGGCAGCGCGGGACGATGCGGGAGCACGGGACCGGTTTGCCCAAAGGCACCCGGAATACACCGGCGGGGAGGCCGGGGCAGCAAACCGCGCACGGAACAGCGAGAAGGTGCTCCGGCAGGCCGCGGAAGCAGCAGCGCTGGGAGAAGGCGCAAAGCGCCTGAACAAGAGCGAGAACGGGTTCGGAGGGCAGGATACGCGGCGCGGCAGCGTGACAGGGCTGTTCGAGCAAAAGGATTCCAGCGGCGGATACCCCGGATTTGGCGGTAACGCGGCAACGGACCTCCGGAGCCCCAACGGCTACGTATCCATGGCAGACCTGAACGCAAAAACCAACGGGACCAGCTATCCCGGCGTCCAGGGAGGAACGACAGTCAACGGCGGGGAGTCTGCCCTGTCCGCTGAGCTGTCCGGCCTGAAATGGGACGCAGAGGACAGCGGGAAACGGGTGGAGCAAGGCATCCAGGCCATGGAGGAGCTGGCGGAAAACTACGGGACCGTACAGGAGGACGGGTCGCTGGCCTTTTACAACCAGGCGGCCTATGAGGCTTACCAGAAGCTGCTGGAGGGGACGCTGGATGCGCAGGAGAAGCAGGCGGCAGCGCTGCAGGCCTACAACAGACAATGGAAAACGGAATTATGGGAAGGCATGTCCAACGAGGACAAGGGCCAGCTCCTGTCCAGGGCACTCCAGGCCGGACAGGATGAGAGTGGACTGATCCCCGACACAGGGGAAACGCGGCCCGGAAAGTCCGTCCTGACGGAAACGCTGGAATCCCTGGCAGCCGGGGGCAACGAGGCAGCCTCCAGCATACTGCGCCATCCAACGGACAATGCGGCGGCATTCCAGGAGAAGCTCGCGCCGGAATTTGTCACGGAGCAGCTGTACAGGCGGGACATGGAGGCAATAGATCGAGAGATCGCGGAGCTGGAGGCCCAGCGGGACGGCATGACGATGTACACCTACGACCAGCGGGGAGACGCGGGGCAGCGCATGGCGGAGGAGCACAGACAGGCCGTAGCGGACATTGACGCAAAGCTTGACGCGCTCCGGGGCGAACAATACTACACGCAGGCGCACCTCGACCTGGCGAAGCTGGATGCAGAAACCGTGGAAATGGTGATGCAGGTCCCCAAGTGGAAAGACCAGAGGGCACTGAACGCCGGGTACGAATCCGGAGACGAGTTCGGCGGAGAGGCCGGGGCAGCGCTGCACCTGGAGCTGGCGGAGGAGGCACAAGCGAACCTGGAGGCCACGGAGACCGCACTGCGCGACAGGGGGCTGAGCGACAGGGAGATTGAGCGGCTCTACGACATTGCACAGCGGGAATACAACTACGAGCAGACGATGAATATGCGGGAGGCCTTGTCCCAGGCAGCAACCCAAAACTTTGCCTCCGGGGCGCTGTTGACTGCCGCATCGGTACCAATGAATCTGGCCAGCGGGGTGGGCTTCATCGAGCAGGCGGTGCGGAAGCTGAAAAACGAGTTCGGGAACGACTATGTTCCTCTGGATGATTTCAGCCCCATGATGCAGGGGTACCACGGCAGCAACGCCATCCGCGGCGGCATTGCGGACCGACTGGACAATGGAAAATGGACCGGCAAAGCTCTGTCCTTCCTCTACCAGACGGGCGCCAGTATGCTGGACAGCGCGGCCACGGCGGCGATCACAGCGGCTACGGGCCTCCCCGCGTCGGTATTGCTGGGCGGCAGCGCGGCCACCAACGGCATGATGGAGGCCAAGGAACGCGGCGCCACGGACAGCCAAGCTATCTGGATTGGCCTGGTCAGCGGCGTGGCAGAGGCACTGTTTGAAAAGGTATCCATTGACAGACTGCTGGGGGAGGTCGAGCCGGAGAGCGTGCGGGCTTTGGTGCGGAACATGGTCACACAGGCCTTTACGGAGGGCACGGAGGAGGTCAATACCACCATTGCCAACACCATAGCAGACGCAATTATCATGGGGGACAAGTCCGCCATCCAGACGGTGAAGCGGGAATACATGGCGCAGGGTATGGACGAAGGCGCGGCGTACCGGAAGGCCATGCTGGACGCGATGCAGGGGCTGCTGCTGGACTTCGCCGGCGGCGCACTGTCCGGCGGCCTGATGTCCGCTGCGCACGGCGCAGCTATCTACAACCAGGCTGGCTATCAGGCGGAGACAAGCCCGGCGATGGAGCGGGTGCCGGGTTCGGTCAATGAGGCTGTCATTGGGCAAAAAAATAGCGATGCCGATTCAGGAGTGATTGTTTATAGCGGCAATTCTGCCTTGGATAGACCTACGGGACTTGCGTATACTTTGGCGAGCAACCGCGACCAAATCAGCGATATGAGTCCGGTCAAGGCGCTGACGGGAACGGAAATGAATGCCAAAAGTAAAAAACCCTCTGAACAAATCAGAGAGTTCTTTGCAAAAATCGGAAACAAAGTATTCCGTCCAAGCTTTGGTGAAGTAAGCCTAAATGAGTATGGTGTGGGAGGAATGTTGAACCACAGGCCGCTCAACCGGGCTAAAATGGTAACGCTGACTGCTGTTCCAGAGGTTATAGAGAATGGCAGAATCATTGCGGAAACGGAGAATTGGAAGAATCGCGGGTATAAGAGTATTGTGTTTGCTGCGCCTGTTACAATTAACGGGAAGACAGTTTATGTGGCTGCCGTTGTGGATCAAAGGCCTGACAACAAATTCTATCTTTCTGAGTGTGTCGACAGTGAGGGAAATTTTGTGAGAATAAAAGAATCCCCCACCGGCGACGCAAAGAGCGGAGTCACCGCACAGGGCGGATTTACCACAACGCCGGATGGGGGATCGTTGGAGACGATTAATACATCCCATCCCCAAGAGGGGAAGATCAGTGGATATAAACCGTCTGCGTCTAAAAGGGCTCCCGCTACAGTTGATGGAACGCAAAGCGCCTCCAACCAAACGTCCGAAACGAGCAGCGGGCCAACCCTTTCTGTGGATAGTGTACCACAATCCCAGGCGCAGTACAATCCCAATTTTAACCAAAATCAGGGCGGGAATACTGGCAGTCCGGCCGGCCGGGCGGGGACGCAGCAGGCCGTCAGGAAGGCCACAGGGTACGGCGAATACGGCGTGAAGGCGTTCTCCGAGCTGATGGACGCCAGCCCCGGCATGACGTTCGACCAGCTCAGGAGCCAGTTCCAGAGCGCCTATGAGCTGGGCCTGACGGACATGCCCACGGAGCGGGCCAGACTGACCACGGACATTCAGCGGATCGCCTTCAACGCGGGCAAGCAGGACTACATCATGTCCTCTGCGAAAGCGGCGGAGAACAGCAAATACGTCAAGGTGTGGAGCAAGGGCGGCGGGCTCGTTGAGAACGACTACGCAAAGGCCCTGGAGGCGAAAACCGCCGATACACTCAACACCATCGGAAAGGCCACGGGGACAAAGATCATCATGGAGGAGATTCCCGCGGAGCAGAACGCCAACGGATACTACCAGGCATCCGACGGCACCATCCACATTGACGTGAATTCGACCGATCCTGTGATGACCGTGGTGAAGCATGAGCTGACCCACCGGATGCAGGCGCTTGCTCCGAAGGAGTACAGACAATTCCGCGACTACGCGGTGCAGACTATGTCCGAATATGGATGGAGCAAAGACGGAAGTCACACCGCCGTGGAGAGTCAGCAGCATGCATATCGAGACGCCAGCGGCGGCAAGGTCAGCCTGGATACCGAAAGCGCAATGGACGAGATGGCGGCCAACTTCACGGAGAAGATCCTGACGGACGAGGACGCCCTGAGGAGCTTCGTGGAGCACGTGACCAAGACCGAAGAACACCGCACGATGGGACAGAAATTCTTCCAGGCTGTGCGTGAGTTCATCGACAAGCTCAAGCGCATCTTCCAGGGCGACAAGGCCAAGATGGACGCGGCGGCGCAGGAGCAGTTCGGCGCGACGATTGACCAGCTTGAGAAGGCGGAGGCGCTCTGGAAGGAGGCGTACCGTGCGGCAGAGAAGCATGCGCAGGAGCTTTCCGGGAAGGCGCAAAAAAGCACCGCCCGGGCGGGCGGCGATGTGCAATTTGCTATCAAGTATGACAAGGAAAACAACCCGTATGTTGTTATTGAGAACGACATCCTTAAAGGTGTTCCACAGGGCGATTGGGTGAAAACTGTTAAGGAAAATCTGCGCGACAAATTCCCAAACGGCGTAACCGTCGGAAAGAATGTCGTGAACATCAATAGCCAGAGCCGCAGAGAAATGACCTTCTCAAACTATATGCAACGTCTATTCAAAACTGAGCCAGCACTGTATGCAGACAAACTTCGGGCGACTGACAACGCTGATGAAATCGTAAAAGCATCGCAAAATTGGGTAAATGAAGCGCTTTTGCATCCAAGGAAGGACGATATTATCGACTTTGCGCGTGGAGATGTGCTCATGCGAATTGGAAACAACGACTACTCCGCCCAGGTTGTTGTTGGCAATCGCGGAAAGCGCGGACTTCTTCTCTACGATATTGTCTATCTTGAACCGACAAGCATTCAGGCACGCACAAAAAAGGCGGATACAGCTTATACCGCTAACGCTCAAAACGAGCCTCGCAGCAGACAGGCTGTATCCGCTAAGGATAGTATGAACCAATCTAGCTCAAAAGTCAATACAGAAAGTGACGGCGGCGTGCAGTATTCGCTGAAAACCAAATACGATTACAGCGTCCCGTTTGCGCAGCAGGTGGACGACTATCAAGCTGGAAAAATCAGCAAGAGAGATACGCTGGTAATTGGGCCGACGCCGGAGGTATTCCGGAAAATCGGCTTCAACGCTCTGCCGATGACCATCAACAGCACCCACGTGGATTACGCGCTGTACGGGATCAAGGACGCCGACCACGCCCTGGGGGCGGCAATGCTGAAACAACTGCCGGAGGCGCTGAAAAGCCCTGTTGCGGTATTTGTGTCGCAGACGCAGAGCGGGACGAGCGTGGTTGCGCTGTTGGAGCTGGTACACAACGGAAAGCAGGTGATTACTCCGGTTGTGGTGGACGGGGTTGGACACCAGAATGGACTCCGCATTGACAGCAACGCCATCACCAGCGCGTTTGCAAAGGGCAACGCCGTGACCAAGCTGCTGCACGACGCAATCCAGGCGGAGCTGGACGGGAAGGTCAGCTTGTTCTATCTGGATCAAAATAAAACCGCCGGCTTACTCCAGAAGGCCGGGCTCCAATTGCCCGGTGTCCTGTTTCCCACCGGCGGTGATACCACCGGCTTACTCCAGAGCGCCGGGCTCCAATTGCCCGGGGGTCTGTTTCTCACCGATGGTTACATTCATAGTATACGCGACAAGGGCTCACCTGTCAACACGAAGCTGGAAAATGTAACGGAATCGCAACAATTCAAGCGGTGGTTCGGGGATTGGCAGAACAAGCCGAACACGGCGAGCAAGGTAGTGGACGAGGACGGAAAGCCGCGGGTGGTCTACCACGGGACGGCGGAGGACATCCACAGCTTCGACCAGGGCAGAGGCGGCAGCCTGACGAGGGCGGCGGACGCGAAGGAGGGCTTCTTCTTCACCAGCAGCCAGCGGGCGGCGGAGGGCTACGCGGAGGCGGCGATGCCCCAGGAGCTTCTTGCGCTGCGGGACGAGTTTGACCGGCTGGAATCGCTGTGGGGAGACGACCCGGAGCTGGACCGGCAGTACCGCGAGGCACGCGACGCCTACGAGCGGGCGCTGACCGCCTACCGGGAAACGGGCGGCGGGCGGACCGTACCGGTATATCTCAACATCCGGAACCCGGTGGTGGTGGACTTTGCGGGCGCGTCCTATCAGGGCAATGCCGGGCGGGTGGAGGCGGCCATCGCCCAGGCCAAGCGGGACGGCAACGACGGCGTGATCCTCCAAAACATCCTCGACCCGCTGGGGCCGCGGGAGCTGCGGGAGACGGCGGACGAGTATATTGTATTCCGATCTGAGCAGGTCAAGTCGGCGACGGAGAACATCGGAACCTTTGACCGGGGGAATCCGGATATCCGCTATTCCCTCAAGGGCCAGCGCGAGCTGATGCAGCAATATGAAGGGAAGTCCATGACGGAGGACGGGGAGATTTACAGCTACGACTTCCTGACCTCGCTTCCGGACATGAATGTTCTTTCCATGCCGACGCTTGATTCAGTTAAGACAGGAAACCGTATTGACCGAGAAAAGGCAGTAAACGCAGGCCTCATCAACGCAAAAAAGGCGGGACGCGCCATTTCCGACACCGTTGCATCTGTCAAAAACCGATATACAGGGCGGGAAATCCGAATCAGCAAGAGCGGACTGGAGCACAGCCTTGACGGCGGAAACATCGGACGGTTGCGAACCAATGCAAGACTGTCTTCGATTGGCGGCGACATTGTAAAAAATGCAGTTCCGATCAATGCACTGCACAGCACAAACCGGCAGGCAACAGGAACCTATGCCATGGCGGCCGTGCTGAACAGCGGAAACATGAAGGTTGTCGCTATCGTCACCGTTGAACAGCACAAGAACAATGTTGTCGATATTGATTATGTTGACATCACCCATGCAATCAACGGCCGCCTGGGCGCAAAAAAAGAGGCAGACGGTCTGCCACAAGGGCAACAGGATACGGCCTTACGGCGGCTCCTGACCACGTCTACCTCTACTATCAAAGTATCAGATGTTCTAGAGATTGTCAATGGGACATATCAGAGCATCCTTTCGGAAAATGTGTTGGAGCGTCTGGCGGAGGCGCAAAAAAGCACCGCCCGGGAGGACGGCGTGCAGTATTCTTTGAAGAATGTGAACGGCAAACAGGTTGTCTGGATCGAGAACAGCACGCTTACAAAAAAACAGTTGAACAGCCACCAGGCGGTCGCTGACTACATCGCACAGCATATCGGTGAAGTTTATACCATCATCGAGAGCGGGCAGAAGGTGTATATTGGAAAAGATCTGCCAAGAGAGTACACGCAGTCTAAGTACACTTCCTATCTGCGGAAGGCAAGCGGCTCTACATTTAGAGCGAAAAACAAAGCCATAGACGGCTTAGGGGAGCTTATTGAAACGGCTACCAACCGGAGATGGGAAAAGACTAAGCACACCCACAGCAAGGACGCAAAGTTCGGCATGTACCGCTATGACAGTTCTTTTGCATTCCCTGTAAAAGACAACAGCGGGGCTGTCACGAATGTGCGTGCATACGATGTGGAGCTTCTAATTAGAAACGCATCCGACGGCAAGAAATACCTGTATGATATCGTTGGAATAAAAGAAAATACCACCGCCATGATTGATCTCCAGCAAAGAGAGACCAGGTTGGCGGCCCATAAGGCCGCCCCACGGGGTGGTATTTCCAAGGGTATTGTAGAACAGCACGCGGAGAAAGTCAATGCAAAAAATGACAGCGACAAGCAATTTTCCCTGAAGGGCCAGCGCGAGCTGATGCAGCAGTACATGGAGCAATACGGCATTATCCCGGAAGGAGAAAAGCCACACAGGAAGGCCCGGCTTCCGAAAAAGACCGGAGAGAACCAGCGCGTATCGCAAACCGTCCGGACCGCCATGGAAGCGAAGGCCACGCCGGATGAGGCGATCCCGGACATTGAAAGCCTGGTTGCGGACGGGAGCTTTTCCTATGAGGCGATCACGGACAAGCAGGCGATCCAGGACGCAGACGGCACGATCCGGAGGAACGGGTGGGACGCATCGCTGCGCGGATGGTTTGACAGCGTGAAGAAGGGCGAGGTCTCCAAGGCCAACACGGCGCTGGGCTGGGCGCTCTACAACAACGCGGCCAACAGCGGGAACATCCAGACGGCGCTGGACATTTTGCAGGCCATGGCGGGCCATCAGCGCAGCGCGGCACAGGCATTGCAGGCGACGCGAATCCTCAAGAGGCTCTCCCCTGAGACGCAGCTATACCAGGTACAGAGAAGCGTTGAGAGCTTGCAGGAGGAGCTGAACAGCCGCTATGGGAAGAAGAACAAGACGGAGCTGCGCATCAGCGAGGAGCTGGCCGGGCGGTTCATGGAGGCCAAAACGCAGACGGAACGCGACGAGATTCTGAAGGACATCTACCGCGACATTGGCAGGCAGATGCCGGCCAGCTTCATTGACAAGTGGAACGCCTGGAGATACCTTGCGATGCTCGGCAATGTCCGGACGCATGTCCGCAATGTGGTCGGCAACGCCGGATTTGTGCCGGCGGTCGGCATCAAAAATGCGACGGCCACTGCCATCGAGGCTGCTGTCCATCGCGTTTCCGGCGGCAGGCTGAACCGAAGCAAGGCGGCGGGTACCTTCACGTCAAAGGCCGGGCGGGCGCTTCTAAAGGCGGCGTGGTCCGACTTTGACCATGTGCAGGAGATCGCGATGTCCGGCGGAAAGTACAGCGACTTTGCAAACGCCAACCGATACATTGAGGAAGGCCGGAGAATCTTCCGGTTTAAGCCTCTGGAGGCTGCGCGGAAGGGCAACAGCAAGCTCCTGGACCTGGAGGATGCATGGTTCTCACGGCCGCACTACGCATATGCCATGGCCCAGTATTGCAGGGCGAACAGCATAACCGCGGAGCAGCTTGCCGGCGGGAAGGCGATTGAGCCGGCCAGGCGGTACGCCATCCATGAAGCGCAGAAGGCCACATACCGCGACACCAATGCGTTTTCCCAGATGGTCAGCGGGTGGGGACGCGGCGCCAGCGGCACGAATGCAGCAAAGAAAGCATTCAATGCCGCGGTGGAAGGCATTCTTCCATTCCGAAAGACGCCTGCCAACATCCTGGCGAGGGGTGTGGAGTACAGCCCGATTGGGCTCATGAAAAGCCTGTCCTACGACCTGGCGCAGGTTAAGGCCGGGAAGCTGACCGGTGCAGAGGCCATAGACAACATCTCCGCCGGACTGACCGGCACCGGGCTCTTGGCATTGGGTGCGCTTCTGGCATCGTTTGGACTGATTCGCGGCCATGGCGGCGGCGACGAGGACAAAAAGAGGTTTGAAGAAATGCTGGGCCATCAGGCGTATTCGCTGGAGCTGCCGGGCGGCGCGTCGGTCACGCTAGACTGGCTGGCGCCGGAGGCGCTGCCGTTCTTTATCGGCGTGAACCTGTGGGAGCAGGCCGGGGCGGATACGGAGAACGTCACGCTTTCGGAGATCCTGACAGCGGTCAGCACCGTAACCGAGCCGCTGCTGGAAATGTCCTGCCTCCAAAGCCTGAACGATGTGTTTGACTCTGTTGGATATGCGTCCGCCAACGGCCTGGACGCGCTTCCTGCGGCCTTGGCCAGCGCTGCCACAAGTTATCTCACGCAAGGGCTTCCTACGATCCTGGGGCAAGCGGAACGGTCAGGGCAGGAGGTTCGTATGACTACATACACGGAAAAAAATGGCTTCCTTACTTCGGACATGCAGTATGCGCTGGGCAGCGCAAGCGCGCGGACGCCCGGATGGGATTTCAACCAGATCCCGTACATCGACGCATGGGGCCGCAAGGAGACAACGGGGAGCACGCTGGAGAGGATGGGAAACAACTTCCTGAATCCTGCCTATACATCCGATGTGAAGACAAGCAAGATGGAGGAGGAGCTGCTGCGGCTTTACGACGCGACGGGAGAGCGCTCCGTATTCCCCTCCAGGGCGGACAAGTATTTCACGGAGGATGGAGCGCGAAAGGACCTGACGGCGGAGGAGTATGTGCGGTACGCGACGCTGAAGGGGCAGAAATCCCTTGCACTGCTCACGGAGCTGACCGAAAGCAAGCAGTACAAGGAGCTCAGCGATTTGGAAAAGGTTCATGCGATTGAGGACGCCTACGATATGGCGAACCAGCAGGCCAAGGCCGCGGTCAGCAAATACAAGCCTGACGCCTGGATTACGAAAGCGGGCGGCGTCGATACCGCTGCGTATCTGGTCTTCCGTGCGAACCTCGATGCGCTCAGAGGGGAAAACGACGGCAAGCTGAAGCAGGCAGACGTGGCTGCGCTGCTCACAAGCCTGGAGCTGGACGACGAGGAGCGCTGGAGTCTGTATTTCAGCCAATACGACGGAAAGGAAGCGCATGAGGCCCACGATATGGGAATTGACGCCGGCACCTATCTGGAATTCAAGGCGGCCACAAGCGACATGACTGCCGACAAGGACGCCGAGGGAAACAGCATCCCCGGAACGAAAAAGGAGAAGGTCATGGACTACATGGACACCATGGGGCTCACGCAGGACGAATACGACGCGCTGCTGGAGATCGCGGGATACAAGAGCGGCAACGACAAAAAGAGCGGGTTCGGCTCCAGCTCCTTCGGAAGCTCGTCATTCGGCTCCAGCTCCTTCGGGAAATCATCGTTCGGCAGTTGACGGAAAGCCGGCCGGGGCATCAAGCCCCGGCCGGTTTTTGGGGAATGGACGCCGACGAATAGGCGGCCTCTTTTGTTAGGCTTCTTCTTCCATGCACTGCTCAGAAAAGATATCGGCGACGACATCTGCCAGGTGGATCGGGTCAAGCTGGTACGTTGTCCATTTTTCAGCCAGGGCTGTTACGGCCTCCCGGTTTGCCGGCAGCTCTGCGGTAACTGCTTTGGCGATCCAGCTGCCGCGCCGCTTCTGCTCGGCCAGCACGCCGTATTTGGAATGCCGGCCCAGCTCCTGCGAAAAGCAGCGGAGCTCAATGACCCGATACCGAAACATGTGCGTCTCCCCTATCTTTGATTCGTCTGGCCGCTCAATCCCCCTGACTGTCAGAGGTTTTTAAGATCTCGACCAGACGGCTGAAGTGTTCGCACGCCTCTTTTTGCAGTTCGTCCGGCAGCGCCATGAACGACTTGGTGACTTCACACAGGGACTTTTCGATTGACTGTTTTTGCTCCTGCCCGGAGGCGGGCGGTGACAGCAGTTCAGAGACCGTAATACCCAGCTTGTCAGCTACCAGGTTCATGGTATCCATTGTGGGATTCCCGTGCGCCCGTTCTAATTTGCGGACGGTATTCAGCGCGATCCCTAAATCTTCGGAGAAAGCCTCTATGCTGTTGTATTTGCTTTTTCGATATGCCTTTACCCGCTGCGACATATTCTTTTTAGCATCCATTGGCTGTCCCTCCAACAGCATTAATATATCGCCGCATTTCGACACCGGAAAGGTCAGTATATTGCACGAAAAGGCCTTTATACTGCGTGGCGGTCAGTCCATTGACCGTATGACATATAACATTGTAGTCCATATGTATATTCCCTCCTAGGTTATACCTCATTTTCAAGATCGGAATCCATTTTTGGAAACACGTACAGCTTTAAGTTGCTTTCCGCCCACTTCCCTCCTTTTGTCTTCTCATACACAACCCGGACCAGGGCGTTTTTCAGCATGGCGTTTTTGTCCTCCGCGCTGGAAAGGAACATATAGTCCGACAAAATATGCTCCAGCTCCGGAATCACGTTTTCCCTGGCGTGCTCCATGGCCCGCTGCTTCCTGGCGGAGGCCTGCGCCTCGGCCAGCGATTGCTCGGCGCCGGACAGCTTCTCCGCCAGCAGCCGGGACCGCTCCAGGAACACCTCGTTGGTGTAGACGCCCTGTTCCAGTAAATCATACAGCCGATTGCGCTGTTCCTGCAAGCCCAAAATCGTTTTTTTCAGCCGGTCTATGGAAAAATCAGTCTGTTTTGCGCTCTGCGTTCCGGCCAGCAGCTCTTTTTTGCATTTCAGCTTATAGTCGCCCAGCCAGCGCTGTAGGCTCTTGAGCAGCTCCGCCTCCGCCTCGTCCACGCGGGAGGATACGGTTTCACACCCTGGGGTGGGACAGACGACGCGGGCGGTCTTCTGCTTTCCGCACTTCATCTGGACCATGGAGCGCCCGCAGGCGGAGCAGAACAGCACGCCGGCCAGGGGATTGGACACCTTTGCTTTGCCCGGCACCGGCGCGTGCACGCTCTCACACATCAGCTTTCCGGCTCGCCGCCATAGCGCCTCGGAGATAATGGGCTCATGGATGCCCTTGACAATGGTTGGTTCCTTGCTGACCGGTTCGGTGGTTATCACCTTCCCGTCGATCACCTTTTTCACCAAAGGCCGGTAGGACCACCGGATAAACCCCGCGTACACCGGGTTTTTCAGAATGTCCCGGACAGCGGTGGCCGTCCATTTGGCGCCGCCCGGGCTGGGGACCCCCTCCGCGTTCAGCTGATTGGCGATGGTGAAGCTGCCGATGGGCTTGTCGGCGCCGTCCGGGTCCGGCAGGCCGACGGTATACAGGTGATAAATCCGCCGCACCACCTCGGCCTTGTCTGGAACAATCCGCAGGGAGTACCCCTTCTGCTTTGGAAGCTTGTATTTTTCATAGCCGTATGGGGCGGAGCCTGCAATGTACTTTCCCTCGTTGAGGGAGGCGAGCCGTCCTCTGTTGAGGCGGCGGTTGATGGTCTTATACTCCCGGCGGCTCATGAACAGGCCGAATTCAAAATACTCCTCGTCGGCCTCGTCGTTGGGATCATAGGTTTTCGCCGGCGTGATGATCCTGGTGCCGGAGTATTGGAAGGTCTCGGCGACAATGCCCTGGTCGCGGGTGTTGCCCCTGGCCAGACGCGGAACCTCCATCACCAGCACGCCGGCATACGCCCCTGTTTCAACCAGGGACAAGAGCTCCTGCATCCTGGGGCGCTCGGCAATGGTGTCGCCGGTGACGACCTCTTCCAGAATCCCCGCTACGGTCAAGCCCCGGTCCCTGGCCAGCTTGAGCAGCGCGTCCCGGTGCCGCTGGAGCGTATCGAAATTGCCGGTCAGAAGCTCCTGGTCCCGGTCCTGCCGGGATTTGCGGAGATAGATTAGGTATTGGTCCGTGGGGATCACCTCCTGTGGCTTGGCGCCGCTGCACAGCGGCGCGATTCGATTGGGTCAGAAATACAGGTCCGCTGCCAGGTTGCCGTTTGTGTAGTAGCAGACGGCTTTTTTCATGAAATCTTCGGTTACGCTGAAATACTCTGCAAGAGACCACAGTTCCGTATAGCCGGCGGCAACGGCAGCGTCCAGCTCGTCCTCCGGGACGAGCTTTTTGATTGCCCATTTGTCGGCGCGGTTTTCGTGCTTCTGGATTAGGTCAAAGGGGCTGCTCAGACAATGCGTTGCGCCGGTGATACAATGTCCCCCTTCATGGGCAACGATGACGTGTTCCTCTACACAGGAAGCAATGTTATCAAAATCCATGAAAACAGCATATTCCCCGTTGATTTCAATTGCTGCGGCCTTTTGATCGTCAAGCTCCCATGTATAGAATTGGATGCCGGAAGTGTTTAATTCATGATACAAGCGTAACAATGAGTCCAACCGGACACCTCCTTTGCTGACAATCCCCACAGCCTTCGTCCCTAAAAAAGAAAACGGCAGACAACCGAAGTTGCCTGCCGCGCAGTCAAACAGAAATAGGTGGGGTGACATTTCCCACATCTCCTAACCCTTTCGGGGGCGACGGCTGCCCGTTCCGTCCTCTACTTCTGCTCGGTACACTATTATGTACGTTACAACTTCATTATACACAATCACGGAATTATTTCAAGCCTTTTTAGGGTGCCTTTGGCAATAAAGTTTTTAACACGGTTATGATTCAGCACATATAGCGAACGTGCAAAATAACGTCCGGATTTGGAAAGCCTGACAGCCACCTTAACATAATGACTGTCCACGAAAAACTCCTTTACGAATTCGATGGAGCCATCCGATGGATTTTGTCCAACATAATCCGGCAATGAAAGAATCTGTTCAATGTACTGACCGTATTTCAAAAAATCGTCTGGGTGAGACGTTTGCATATGGGCCAGATTACTTGGGGCAAAGTAGATACGACGGTCTTCCGGAAGGTCTATTCCCAGCAGAGAAGCAATTTGCTCTGTCACCTCTCCAATAACCTTATTTCCCATCCTTTTTATCCATCTCCTGCCTCATAAACCGCGCCATTTCCAAAAGCATTTGCTTCTTCTCCGGGGGCAATTCTTTCGATTCATCATACAAGGCATAGGTGAAATCGTCAAATTCCAGTACACGCTCGCCGGACACGGCGGGCTTTTCTTTTTCTTCACCAGTAAGAAGGTAGTCAGTAGTGACATCAAAGTAGTCGGAAATTTTTTTCAGTAAAACATTATTTGGTGTGGAGCGATCTCTTTTCCATGCACTTATTGTCGCTCTGTTAAAACCGATTTTTGCGGCTGCTCCACTTGGCGTTAGGTTACGCTGCTTGCACAATTTACAAAATGTGTCATAGAACATACAAAAACTCCTCGCGAAATTGTACACCCTTCACAGTGTTTAAATAATTACGCAAATCTACTTGACTGCGTAAGAAAATAAACATATAATCTGAGTGTAATGTTGAATTGCTTAACCAATGAATAGAAATTAAACGATGGACTTTGGTTGAATGTGTTTAAGTTATTATACCATTGATGTTAATTAATTCAACAAATATTTTAAAAGAAGGTGAACTTTGTATGCCTGCACAATGGACGGCGGATGTGATTGGGGAGATGCACCTAAACAAAATTTCCAAGAAACGGATCGCGGAGCAAATAGGCGTTACACCCGAATATGTCAGCATGGTATTAAACGGCCACAGGGAACCAGAAGGGGCGGAGACTCGATTTAAGGCGGCTTTAGATGACCTTATCCGGGAACAAGACCATCATACCACACAAGATGTCCAATAATACGGACTATACCATGTGAAATAGAAAAACCGAGCTGAAATCCTATGCGAAGGAGCTTACAGGCAGCAAAAAAGCCGCCGGGATGACCCAGCGGCGGGTGAGATAAAAAACCCGCCCAAATGGACGGGTTGGGGGTCACAAAGACAATCGCTTTTGAATTTCAATAATATCTATTGGATGCAAGGAGCCGATACGTTTCCGAAATGCGCTGGGATTCAGAACAAGACGCTTTGAAATACGAACGGTCGTGGGCTTTTTAAGACCAGCTTCTTTCCACATTTTTAGAACATATTCTCCATCTCTGGGCAGCTGGCTGGTCATTTTGAGACAGTCAACTAAGACAATCGCATCCTCCAGAACAATAACCGGGCGCAGCTTGGACTCTTGGATATCCTCAAATGGGACATCTGCAAGGAAAACATCCCATTTGTTCACAGATACGCCTCCCATTCTGCATCTTCCGCCGGATTGTACCAGCCGGAAGGAAGCGAATAAACCTGGGGCGCGGCGATCTTATCCTGAAAACGCGCGACGGGATGTTTGATGAAATAGTCCTTGATTTCTGCTCGATCAATATCGTTGGCCCCTGCGGCCATTGCATTGCTCCACGGCGTTCCCGGTCTATGGGTCAGTGTGACTAAGGTAGAGCCGGTATACTGCCCGTATTCCCGCATGACATCCAGCAAGGCGTCCAACTCATCCTCACAAAAGCAGGAACGGTCGAGGTCGTCTCCGTTGGATGCAATTGGAGACTTACCGCATACTTTGTACTTGCGATAAATTTCCGGGACAACCGGGCCGAGTGTCCATGCTTCAATGCGATTATCAAACAAAGGCTTGCCGGTTCTGGCAAGATAGGCCCCCTGAGCATAATACAACAGTTTATTTAATTTCAGATTGGTCATCTGATCATCTTCGCTTTGGTTTGCAATCTGAACAAAAAAATCAGCAACATCAAATACATTTGCCATAACTGACACCTCCTATCTATTCTATATTATCCCATGTTTTGGCGATCTGGTCAATGCAACTTCAAAATTTTATTGCTTCCGGTTCACTTCCGGGTTGTCTGTCCGGTCCGCCAACCCGCTATTTTTTACGCTCTGGGAGATCGATGGGTGAACGCTGATAGTCTGGATTGCGCAGCAGATCATGGGCATAGTCAACAACCTTACCTTGGCCCTGCTGATTGAGAAGTAAAAAGTAGTCTAGGAGTTCGGATTCTTTTGCCGACAAGTGCTCCCTTCGATCTAAGCGCACACTAGCACCTTGAGACAAACCAACATAGATTTTTTTCCCATCCGGGCTAAAATGAATTTCGCCACAGACAAGCCCGACCAACCGCCAATAGTCAATATCGTCATTTGGGTCAAACCCTTTAAGGTGCATCTCCTCGCAAACTTGCTTAAGAGAGTCAAGAACCTCAGCCTTGTATTTGGACAATGAATCAAGATCATCAAAGGGGGGCATGCAAAGAAAAAACGAGGCGGGCAAACCGAATACGTCGGAGAGTTTCATCACGATATCGGTATTGATTTGCTTACTATCGCGTTTTACCAACGAATAAATTGTATTATACGGAACTTTAGCCTCTAAAGAAAATTGATGAAGATTCAACCCCAATGTGTCGGCCAAACACTTAATACGTTCTCCGGCTCCCATCATAATGCCCCCTGACAAATCTTAGTATCAAAAAGATGATAACATATTGTATATGCAAATGCAAATACAATACGAATTTCCTCTTGACAATATTTGCAAATGCATATATTATGGAAATATAAATATTTGCATTTGCAAATAAAAATGAGTAAAAGAAAGAGGTGAGATAAAATGAGAATTAATAGGATAAATCTTGCGGCGGCCATGGCCCGTGAAGATCTGAACGTTAAACTACTTTCTGAAAAGTCTGGTGTTTCTCGCGCAACCATCAGCGGCATTAAATCCGGGAAAAGTTGCAGCAAAGATACCGCGGACAAGCTGATCCTGGTACTTGGAAATGACATTTTGGAAGATAGAAAAATCAGTTGACACTCCCCACAGCTAAAGCCGGGGGATTCTCGGATCGGCGAGTATAGCGCCGTAGTTGCGTCTTACGCACTCTCCCCGAGCGTATCGGTTCGGGCGTGTCCCGCCCTACCGTATGTTTTCGGCTACGCTAACTGGCGCAAGCCCTCATTCAAAATGTTGATTGCGGCGTTCTCGTCCCTCAAATGGTGCGCCCCGCACTCGGGGCAGACCCACTCTCTCACAGAAAGGTCTTTCGTCCCCGGCCATTGAACGCCGATAATTTTGCGAAATTGTATACCGGGAGGAGGACAAGCCAATGACGATTACACCGGATGTCAGGACCGAATTATTGGCCATGCTGCGTGCGGAGCTGGCGCAGGAGGAGCAGAGGAAACAGGACAACAAAACGGTATACCGCCGGGTTTGCAAAGAGTTTAAAGAACCGGAAATGCGTGAATTTGTGGAGTCGGTGTTGGGCCTTATGAAATCCATTAAATGTGGGGAATCGGACAATCCGCCATCCTAATAGACTGAATCGAGGTGATTTACATGTCAATTATCAGGATGATCAACGGGTATCCCGAGGAGTTCCCTTTTAATCCGGCGAAGTACGCGGACGATTTGGGATTGAGAACCAAGGATGAAATCGCTGAATGCTTTGTCTACCGTACATTTTGTAAGAACCAGACCGAGGACGAAAGAACAGCCATTGACACCAAGTTCGTCAAAGACTATCAGGTTGCGATGGCGCGAAAAGCGATCCTGGAAGGAAAAACATAAGGAGGCCGTACCAATGATTTACGAAACCGGCCAGGTTATGTGCCTGGTCAACGAGCATTCGGACAAGCAGCGGGAAAAGCGGCGGCGCGCCGAGGACCGGCAGCGGGCTGAGGCGGAGGAGGCCCGGAAAACCGCGGAACGGGACAAGCGTGCGGCAATCTGCGGGTATTCCGTCTGTCTCCTGCTGTCCGGTATCTTTACAGCCGCTGTCCTGTTCAGCATCTACCATCTCATGTGGACTTCCCTGCTGATCGGCGTTGTCTGTGATACGGCCGCGCTGGGCTTGGCCCGGAGGTTTTGGAGGCAATCATGGTAAAGCAATTAAAAATGCCGCCTCAGTGCTGGCACACTGAAACGGCAATTACCTGGTTGATCACGTACATAATCAAACCTATGGCTATTATAGGCCATTGAGAAAGGAAATGCAAGATGTTTAATTCCCGCATAAAGCTGGAATATCCGGTTGACGCCGATTATCTGTTTCAGGTCATGGAGCGCTTTGCAGGAATGCGCCCCAATGAACAGTTACGCACGATCTACACTGCCATGGCTGGACTGATTAATCAGGCATACGGGGACGGCTGTGCCGCCGGCGCCGCTGCGTTACAGGGGGATACGACGGTATGGAGCTGAGGACAATTCCAGAGCCTCCCCTGCTGCCGCGGGAGCGGCCAGAGCCACCCCAGTGTGCCGGGTGCCTGGGTGAG